AAATGAGCCTCCTTCAGTGCGCGTCATTGTCATAACCGACATCGACGCCGGTCATTCGCAAGGCGCGTTCCTTATTGAAGTAGTCGGCGCCGTCGGTCTGGTAACGCCGAAAAGCGACATTCTCGGCGCGGAGACGCTTGATCTCCTCGGCAGCGTCACGGGCCAATTCGCAAAAGTCGGGAGCCGGGGCGGCGCCAACGGCTTCAAGCCGAGAAAGAATGTCGATCATCTGTGGCTCCTTCGTGTTAGGCCGCGCGCGCGGCAAAGCGGATATCGTAGTCGGCGCAGCCATCCCGATAGCCTGCGGCCCAATTGCGGTCATCGAGCAGATAGCGCGGTCTATGAATCAACGCGCACACCGAATGATGAAAGCCCATGTGGTATCCGTCCGAGTACATTTTGAGCTGTTCCGTCGTCAGTCCTTCGGACGGCCGGAGATTGTAAGAATTATCCACCATGATCAGGGCTCCATCAAAACCGCAGCGCGGCGTCTGAATACCAATATGCTCCAATGGAGCGCTTTAAGCAAGCGAGAAAATGCTCCATAGGAGCACTTTCTTTTCGACCATCGATCCTGTCGGTTATCCACAGGGCGCCCTGTCGCCAGCCTCTTGACGGTCGCTCGGGGCGCCCTATGGATAACCCCCGGCGCCGGCAGTAGGCGGCCACTGGATCAACCCCAAAATCCGACTCTGCTCAGTGTGATCCGCCGGGCGCTCCAACCTGAAAATCCGAATAGCCTTTCTTTTTAAGATGCGCTCTATGAGCGAGCTGAAGGCCGGCGATCGTATTCGGCTAGGGTCAGCGCTGCCACAGCGCGCTATCCGCGCAGGATTTCTATCAGGGTCTCCACCCACGGGCCTTGCGGGCGGTACCACAGCGCGCCCTGCTCGGTGCGCCCGAACTGATCCTGATGGGGGAAGTCGCGCACCAAGAAGTGAGTGTCAGCCTTGGCGCGGCGGAGTGCGGTGAGGCGGGCACCAGTGAGCTGGGCGCGTAGGCGGTACTTGTTGCGGTCGCTGATGGCCGCCGGCCAACGCGGCGCGAGGGCGGCGAGCGACTTGAAGATGGTCCGCCCGTATTTCTCGCGCTGCTCGGACGTCATGTCGCACCATTTCAGCATGTCAGCGCCTCCAGCATGGCGATCAGGCTCTGCACCAGGGGCACCGCCGGGTTGATGATGCACGGCTCGTCGCCGCGCAGATGCAGCCAGGCGGCGGGCGGGGCTTCGAACGAGGGCGGCACGGTCGCGCCGCGATCCTTGAAACGCTTGCGGAGGTAGCGCAGGCGGTCGGACAGCTTACGGTCTCCGTTGGTGCTTGACCCTCGCACATGCAGCAGCCACTCGCCGACGCGGGCACCATAGAGGGCGCGCTCGGCTTCGTTCATGGCGGCCCAGGGGCGCACGCCTGGCGACAGCTTCGAGCTGGTCAAGAAGAGGCCGCAGCCGAGCCCCAGGACGATTTTGCGCATGGCGCGTTCGATCTGCTTGGCGATGACGTCGCGCACGCCTTGAAACTCCACCCACGGCACAATGCCGCGCATATAGTCCCGGTAAATCTCGAAGCCGGGTTCGTCAAGCAGGCCCTCGGCGTGACACTGGCGCACGCCCTCCGGCGTCGTACAGCGCCACCCGAGATACTCCAGCCGGTGCATTTCGAGGCCGTCTTTCAGCACGTCCGCGTTGATCTGCGGTGCCAGCGGGCCGGGCGGCGGGGCCGGACGGAGGATATCGAGGGTGACGCCCTCGGGAGTGCCGGCGACGACAACTTCCCGTAGGGCGTCATAGATGTGGATGGCGTCGTGAGACGCCATCGCACGGGAGTAGGCTTGGAGTTGAGCGCGCATTTTACGTAGTTCTCCTAGGAAAATGATCATGCAGTGAAATACGCAAATACGTACGCTGTCAAGAACATTCCGTAGAAGGGTGCACGGAGAAAGGACGAGCGGCAGATTGGAGTGTAATAGTGTATTAGGAAATTTCTGGAGGAATGGCGGAAATCTGCGGGTTTCGGTACTAATACTACACTTCCGGGAAATAGAGGCCAGTAGGCGCGGTGAACTACGTAATCTACGTAATGGGTAGGTAGCGGGAAGGATTACGTAGATTACGTAGTTCACTCGCGCTACCCCCTACTGTATCCCAAAAAACAGTATTTATGTATTATAATACAAAAAAATGGCGGATTTCTGCGGTTATTACTAATACTATTGTGGTGGTGAAAATCGGATTTAAATACGGTTTTTGGCTTATAATACAAAATGTCACTACGAAATATGCGGAAATCGAGCGTTTTGTGGGGTGTCCAGATTGTCCACTTTGGGTGGTGATGGCGGAGATGTGTGTGCGTGGTTCGTTATTACGGTGTTACGTTAGTACGTATTTAGTAGTTCCGGCATTCCGTTAGTACGTAACTTGGGTGCGCGCGCGGGATGGGCGGGGGGCTCAAAATTTTATCCTTCCCCCTCAAAAGTCCGCGCAATTCCCAGAACCGCCTCCAGGTTTATTTCCTAAAAATTGCGCGTGCAAATTTTCAAAACTTGCTATAGGTTTACTAGCAACCGTCTCCACGGTTATGCCGCTGAGGGGCGCCCCCGAGCCCCTTCGATGCCCCTCAGCGGCGCATATAGGTGGGACCATGGCGCTCGACTGGCGGAACCTGACAAGCTCAAATATTCATAGCGCCGCGCATGACGCGGAAGCCCAAGAGCTTCACGTCCGGTTCAAGAACGGCGGAACCTACAGCTACCAAGATGTGGATGCCGACGAAGCCGACGACCTGTTCAACGCGCCGTCGCCCGGCGCGCATCATCACGCCAACCTAAAGCACAAACCATTCCGCCGTGGCTGACACTGGCGGCGATATCGATCGCCTGAAGCTGATCGAAACCCTTGCCGCCGATCGCGTGCTGGCGCACCAGGTCCTGTTCGACCACCGGCACCCCGACGCGACGCCCCCCTTCCATGAAGAGCTGATCCGCAACTACGCCTCCCCCGATCCGCGCCGGGTCGACATGGCCTTCCGTGGCGGGGCGAAGTCGAGCATCACTGAAGAGTTCGCGACCCTCGAAGCGGTGTTCGAGACCAGCCGGAACATCCTGCTGCTAGGCAACAGCTACAGTATGATCGGCGACCGCATCAAAGCCATCCGCCACGAGCTGGAGACCAACGAGCATATCGCCGATCTTTTTGGCGATCAGGTCGGCTCGACCTGGACTGACAACAAGCTGATCACCACGCGCAACGTCTGCATTCAAGGGCGTGGCGCCCGGCAGTCCCTGCGCGGTACCAAGCACCTCCAGTGGCGCCCGGACCTTGTGATCTGCGACGATCTGGAGGATGAGGAGAACGCGGACACCGAAGAAGCCCGCGACAAGATCCTCTCCTGGCTGCTGGCGTCCGTGCTGCCGGCCATGGACCCCAAGGGTCGCATCCGCATCAATGGAACCCCGCTCAACCCGCAGTCGCTGCTGGAGAAGCTGCGCAAGATGGAGGGGTGGAAATCGAAGGTCTACCCCATCGTGCTGCCCGCCTCCCTAAACCCCGAGGAGTGGGAGGAGCCCCTGTGGCCGGCGCGGTTCCCGCTCGATGAGGTTAAGGCCATCCGGCAGACTTTCGCCGACGCAGGCAAGGCGACCATCTTCGCCCAGGAGTATCTGTGCCGGGCGGAAGACCCCGCGACCAAGCTGTTCCAGCATCGGCATATTCGCATCAACCCGACGCCGCCGGTTTTCGCCCCCACATGGGTCTATGCCGACCCGGCGCGTACGACCAAGACGCGGACTAGCGCCAGGACGGGCTATGCTGTATGGTCATGGGTGGGGAGGAAGCTCTATGTCCACCGAGCCTACGGCGCATTCCACAAACCGGACGAAATTGTCTCTGAGCTATTTTCGCTTAACGAGCGGTACGCTCCGGTACAGATTGGTGTGGAGCCCGATGGCCTTGAGGAGTTTATCTTCCAGCCCCTACGTGCTGCGCAGCTTGACCGTCATGTTACCCTCCCGCTCGCTGGAGGCCGCGCTATCCGCGCGCCACGCGATAAGGACGGTTTCATCGGAGCGCTCCAGCCCTTCTTCGAGGCTGGCGAGGTCGAGCTTTCCGCCGATTGCTCGGACCTGATCGCCGAGCTGCTGGCGTTCCCGTCGGGACGCAAGGACGTGCCGAACGCTTTGGCTTACGCATTGCGGATGCGACCAGGGAGGCCGATCTATGAGGACTTCACCCGAACTCACGTTGCTGATCAACCCATCACCGCCAACAGCCGGCAAGCGGCATACCTCGCCCTCAACGCTACGCCTGGTATCGTCACGGCAGTCCTCCTACAGCGAGTTGACGGTGCCGCTCGCGTGCTGGCTGATTGGGTGCATGATGGCAATGCAGGCGATGGACTGGACGCCATACTCCCGGACGCCGCCATCGTCGCCGGACGAGCCGTGATCCCCTTCGCGCCGCCCGATCGCTTCGACCGCTTCGACGGCACCGGGCTGATCGCGGCGGCGCGGCGCAAGGGCATCACGCTGCGACGGGGACGCGCCCCTTCGACCGACGTACTGACCCCGCTGTTGCGCCGAACCATCCGGGGCTTCCCCGCCTTCATGGTAAGCCCCGACGCGCGCTGGACGCTCAACGGCCTGTCGGCGGGCTATTGCCGCAGCATGGACACGTCCGGCAAGGTCAGCGACCAGCCGGAGGACAACCAGTACCGGCACCTCATCCAGGGGCTTGAAGCGCTGGTCGGCGAGTTCGACGCGGTGGCGGCGGTCGAGGAGGATGACGGCGGCGGGATAAACTGGCAGTATACCGACGACGGTCGCCGCTTCATGTCGGCTAGAGGGACGAGGTAGCCATGGAAGTCGTTCAGCTCCATTCGACATCGCTTCGGGACGTACCTGGACGCTTGCGCCGGCTCGCTGATCGCATCGAAGCCGGGGAATTGGGAGAAATGCGTTTTGTCATTGCTATCACTGTACGCGAAGACGGGTCGCAGCAAGAGTACGGTTTCGGAGATTTAACCATGCATGAGGCCGTTGGCGCCATGGCATGGGGCGCGTCGCACATTGGAAACGATGCCCGAATTGGGGATGCGCATGGCTAAGCAACTGAAACTCACGCCGCGAGATAAGGACTACTCCCAGCTTGAGAGCATGGCGGAGGATCTGGGCGACCTCTATAACGACACGGTGAAAGCCTTCACCGACAAGAACAGCCGGGCCAACGACAACCGGGACTATTGGGATATCTACAACTGCGTGACCAACCAGAACCAATATTACAACGGCACCAGCCAGGTCTATATTCCGGTGGTGCATGACGCCATCGAGGCGCGCGTCACCCGGTTCACCAACACTCTGTTTCCGCAGAATGGCCGGCATGTCGACGTGGTGGTCAACGACCAGAACATTCCGCACGGCACCATCAGTCTGCTTGAGCATTATGTCCGCACCGCTCAGCTTCGCGAGATCACGCCGGCGCTGCTACGCAACGGCGACGTGGAGGGGCACTACTCGGCGATGCTCGAGTGGGTCGAGACCAAGCGGGTCATTACCAAGCGGGTCAAGAAGCCCGTCACGCTCGATGGCGAGATCGAGCTGGACGAGGAGTACGAGACCGTCGAGGACGAGGAGATCGTCGACCGCACGCCGGTCGTCCACGTCCTGGCCGATAGCGACATAACCGTCTGGCCGGCGACCGCCCGCACGCCGGAGGAAGCCGAGGGGGTGGCCATCGCCGTGCGGCTGTCCAAGGAGGCGGTCAAGAAGAAGATCAAGGATGGGGAGTTCGACAAGCGCGTCGGCGAGGCGCTGCTGGCCAATTTCAC